TTATTGAAGAAAGGTTTGTAGCTATAGAAACTTCTGTTGATTACATGAACAAGTCTATAGATGGATTGGTTATTCCTGACAACAGCGACCTTAAAGCAAGTGTTGCTTCACTAACAAGTGATGTTGAAAGAATTTGGATTGAAATAGATAAACAAGATGACAACCCTCTAACAAACTAAATTATGAAATTTAACTTAATTAAAAATGTAATAGGTGCGGTAGCACCTACATTGGGAACTGCTTTAGGCGGACCTATGGGCGGTATGGCAGCTAAAATGATATCTGATGTATTAGGTGTTCCTAATAATTCTAAATCAATTGAAAAAGCTATGGCTGAAGCTACACCAGAACAAATGCTTGAACTTAAAAAAACAGAACAAGCTTTTGAATTGCAAATGAAAGAACTCGAAGTAGATGTATTTGCTTTAGAAACAGCAGATATACAAGATGCTAGAGGAAAGTTTTCTAAAGACTGGACAGCTAGAATAATGGGCATTGTAGTTGTTGGTGGATTTATGGGATATATATTCCTAGTAACAATTCAACCGCCAGAACAAAACAGCGAAGCTTTAATTAATCTTGTGTTAGGTTATTTAGGTGGTTTAGCTTCTGCTATAATTAGTTTTTATTTCGGTGCTTCACATAAACAAGAATAGCCGACCCCTGTTAATTTGGAACAAGTCTGCTCCTGTTCTTTTTTAATAGGGGAAGGTTTAATAAATATACAATAATATAATGGATAGAAATAAAATAATTAAAGAACTTATATTGGATGAAGGATATAAAACAGAAACTTATGAAGATCACTTAGGGTTTCTTACTTTAGGAGTTGGACATTTAGTTTTAGATGTTGATCCAGAAATTAAACAATCTGTTGGAACTCCTGTTCCAGAAGAAAGAATTAGAGAATGTTTAAATAATGATATAGATATAGTCTGCGAAGAATTAGATAGAAATTTACATTGGTGGAGAGGATTAGACGATAACAAACAACGAGTAATGGTTAACATGTGCTTTAATTTAGGCTACCCAAGATTAAGTAAATTTAAAAAATTTCTTGCTGCAATGAAAGATAATAACTTTAAAACTGCTGGAGAAGAAATGATGGACAGTAAATGGGCAACTCAAGTAGGATTAAGAGCTGAAAGATTAAAACAAAGAGTTTTAGAAGACTAATGTTAAAAAAATATGTATTTAAACCCGGAATTAATAAAGAAGGTACTTCTTATGCAGAAGAAGGCGGTTGGTTTGATGCTGATAAAATAAGATTTCGTAGTGGATTGCCAGAAAAAATAGGCGGTTGGCAAAAAAATACAGACAATACTTTTTTAGGTACATGCAGAAGTTTACATTCGTATAGAGATACAGGACAAACAGATTACATAGGTTTAGGAACTCATTTAAAATATTATGTACAACAAGGAGATAATTATAACGATATAACTCCTATCCGAGCTACCACAACTAATGGTATTGTTTTTGCTGCTACTAATGGATCATCAACTTTAGTTGCTACAGATGATGATCATGGAGCAGAAACAGGAGATTTTGTAACTATATCAGGAGCTGCTACTTTAGGTGGTGTTGTAACTGCTGCTGTTTTAAATCAAGAATATGAAATATTAAAAGTTTTAACTGTAGATACTTATCAAATTACAGCTAAAGATACTTTAGGAGCTACAGTTACAGCAAACTCAGATGATGATGGCAACGGTGGTTCTGGAGTAGATGGAGCGTATCAAATTAGTGTAGGGTTGGATGTTTATGTTAAAGGTACTGGTTGGGGAGCAGGAGCATGGGGATCGGGAACATTTGGTTCTGTCAGTCCTTTATCTTCTTCTAGTCAATTACGTCTTTGGTCTCAAGATAATTTTGGCGATGATTTAATATCTAATATTAGAGGTGGTGGTATTTTTTATTGGGATGAAAGTGCAGGGGCAACACAAAGAGCTATTCCTTTTTCAGAATTAGGTAGTGCAAGTAATCCACCAATAATAGCACTGCAGATAATGGTTTCTGATATAGATAGACATATTATTTGTTTTGGAGCTAATGCAATAGGTGGATCAACTTCTGATCCTTTATTTGTAAGATGGTCAGATCAAGAAAGTTCTATTGACTGGACTCCTACATCAACAAACACAGCAGGTGGTGTAAGGTTATCATCTGGATCAACAATAATAGGTGCATTAAAAACTAGACAAGAAATTCTTATTTGGACAGATGCGGGCATACATTCTATGAGATACAGCGGAGCACCTTTTATATTTTCTTTTAACGAAATTATGCAAGGTCCTTCTATGATTTCTCCTAAAGCTGCTATTAATGCAGACAATAAAGTTTTCTTTATGGATAGAGGTAGTTTTTATGTTTATAACGGAAACGTGCAAACGTTACCTTGTGCTGTACAAGATTACATTTTTTCAGATATAAATTTAAGACAATCTTATAAAATATTTGGAACATCTAATGTAGATCAAAATGAAATAATTTGGTTTTATCCTTCTTCTAATTCAGAAGAAATTAATCGTTATGTAATTTATAACTATTTAGAAAATTTATGGTCAATCGGAACAACAGATAACGATTTTTTAAGAACAGCTTGGATAGAAGCTAATTCTTTTGATAATCCTATAGCTGCTGGAAAAACAGCAGACAGTAATGTAAATTATTTATATGATCACGAAATAGGAAATGATGCAGATGGTAGTGCAATGAATGCTTTTATTGAAACATCTGATTTTGATTTAGAACCTGATGGCGAACATTACATGTTTTTATCAAAAATAATTCCTGATTTAAAATTTAAAGATTCTTCTGGAACAGGAGATACTTTATCTGTATCTGTTAAAGGTGTTGATTTTCCTTTAGATACTCCGACAACCTTAACTACAAGTACTATTAATTCATCTACACAACAAGCTTTTATAAGAGCTAGAACCAGACAAGCCATACTTAGATTTGAAAGTACAGGCAGTGGTTATGGGTGGAGATTAGGTTCTTTTAGAATAGAAATGAGACCAGACGGTAAAAGATAATGAGTCAAAAATCGTTGTTATCATTACCAATACCTTCTCCTGAATATAATTCTACAAATGAATCTTTAACAAGACAACAAATACAAAATTCAATACAGTCTTTAGAAGATTCTTTATTTTTATTAAAAACAATGCAAGAAAGTATTACAAGTAAATCTATAAGAAGACATCAGTTTTTATTAATGGGAGTAAAACATGTCTGATAATCTTAGAGTATTAGGTCAAGTAGACCCTGCTGCAACCACAGTTACTGTACTTTATACAGTACCAGATATGACACAAACAACTGTCAGTTCTATTGTGGCAGCAAATCGCACAGGATCGGCTATAACATTTAGATTAAGTGTTCATGTTGCTGGTGCTAGTGCTAACGATAAACAATATTTATATTACGGCAAATCCGTTGCAGCTAATGATTCCTTAACAATAGTAATAGGTATAACATTAAATCAAGCAGATGTTGTAAAAGTTTATACAAGTGCAGTAGATATGAGTTTTAATATGTTTGGATGTGAAACAAAAGAGGAAAGATAATATGGATGCTAGAAAACAAGCACAAGAATTAGCAGGAATGGGTCGCTATGGCGATACCATGCTTATGCACGTTAATCCTAAAGAAGTAGAAGGATTAGCGTCTATTATGCCTATAACCATAAATCCTGAAACGGGGCAGCCAGAAGCGTTTATAGGAGCTATATTAGGAAGTTTATTAGGAAGTACTATATTTCCTAATTTGTTAAACATGGGAATGGTAGGAGCAGCAGGTGGTGCTGCATTAGGTTCAGGTTTAGGTACTTATGCAGAAACAGGAGATTTAGAAAAAGGTATAGCTTCTGCTGTATTGGGTTACGGAACAGGTGCTATATTAGGAGATGTTGCTGGTTCTGGACTTGTAGAAGCTGAAATTGGAACAGAAACTGCTACAGCATTACAACAAGCAGGACAGCAAGTATCAAGTGAAGCAATGAGAAATGCTGCATTAGATGCTTCATTAACAGGACAAACTTTAACTCCTGAAGCACTTACACTAATAGGACAAAATAAAGCTCAAGCATTTATAGATGCTGGTATTTTACCTAATCAACAAGTAGCTAATATAGCTGATGTAGCAGCACAAAATGCTGAAGATAAATTTATGAATATGACTACAGGAGAAAGAATGGGAAACATGGGTAGCAATCTTTTTTCTGCTAATACTGTAGATGCAATTGCTGATAACTATCTTCCTATAGCTTTAGGTGGAGGTTCTTTAGGAGCACAAAATGCTCAAGATCAATACGAACAAGAAATGGCTGAGTACAGAGCTAACAAAGACAAAAGAAAACAAGAAATGTATGCTAAATATCCTGAACAAATACATAAAAGAAATCCTTATTATGGTGCTTTTGGTGTTGCTGAAGGCGGTCAAATACCTTCTTATGCAGAAGGAGAAACTGTTTATGGTGTAGGAAGCGAAGGTCAATACAGACCATCAAATACTTACATGCCGGGATTTGATTCTGAATTTAATTTTTTTCCTAATAGAGTAATACCTGCTAGTGCAATAAGTGCTAGAGAAGCAGCAAAAGGAACATCACAACAAGATATTGCTCCTAATCCTATGACTAGTAATTATCAACCAATGGTTCTTCCTGATTATGATTATGATAACGTTCCTGCAGGAAGTGTATTAGGAAGAGTTCAAGATGTTTACAATGCAGGATTGCCTACTACTACTCAATTGCTTAGTCCTTTTCGTAATGTAGGTTTAGATACAGTCACAGAAGGAGCTGGTCGTACTTTTACTAACTATGGCGGAACAGGAACACAAACAGGAACAGGAACACAAACAGGAACAGGAACAACTACAAAAACAGAAACAGGATATACAAATGACGATCAAACTTATGACACTGGTAGTGGTAAAACAAATAACACAGACAGTGATCAAACAAATAATTCTAATAGTGAAGTAATAGATAATAATGATGGAACTTCTACAGTTGTGTATGAAGATGGAACTACAACTACAGTTTCAAATGAAAGTTATAGTAAAACAGTAACTGTTGATAGCAATACTGATAGAGAAACAGGAGAACAATTACAATCGGACGATGAAGGATATGTATCTGAAGACAGTGAAGACTATTCACAAACTACTTATGCTTTTGGATCAGGAGGCGGACGTTCTGGTATGAACCCATATTTAGGAAGTGCTGCTACAACATACGATCAAGTACAAGAAAATCAAGAATCTGTTAAAGAAGCTGCTAGAGGACAAGGAGAATTAGATGCTAAAAATGCTGCTGTAGCAGCAGGAATTGATCCAACTAGAATAGTTTATGGTGCTGATTATAATAATAATACTGTATATGCTGTAGATGACCCAGAAACAGAAAATATTGATGAAAGTTCTGTAATAGTAACTTCAACAGGTTATCGTTTAGGTAACGGAACATTTGTATATACAAATACCGATCCGCTTTTAGGCAATGTAGAGGATGGTGATAATTTTTTCCCCGGAGAAAGAAGACAAGCAAGTGCAGGCATTCTTATAAGACCAGATGGAACTATTGAACAAATAAATGATTTAGGAGCTTTTACAAATCCGGGAGACGGAAGTGTAATTGAATTAAATAATGGTTATACCGTAGTTAATGATCCTGATAATGGTATTAATAATTATGGAGGAGTAGGAATGTTTGCAGAATCTCCTGATATGGGAGTAGCTTATGAAAAAGACCCTGCTATACGTTCTCCTGACTTTGTTTATAAAACATTATCAAAAGAACAAAGAAATGCAGCAGCAGAAAATTATGATCAAGCAATATCTGATTCAATGGCAAGAGGAGATACACCATCTGCTCAATATGATGCAGATAGAGTTGCTCAATATGCAGCATATTTAGCTGAACTTGCAGGTAAAGAAGAAGCAGATAAAAAAGCTAAAGAAGAAGAAGAAGCTAAAAAAGAAGAAGAAGAAAAGAAAAAAGAAGAAGAAGAAAAAGAAAAAGAAGACCAAAAATATGTTAAAAGTGATCCTGCAGATGATACACCAGCATACACTTCTTTAATGTCTCAAATGGCAGAAGGAAGAGATGTTCCTAATATGCAACAACCTATGCAAAATCCATTAGAACAAGAAGTTATACAAGCTGTATTAGGAAGTCATCCTAATCCTGACTCTGTAATACAAGCTTTTATACAACAATTTGGCGTTGATGCTTTTTTACAATTAAGAGATCAAGTATTAAAACAACAAGTGCCTAATGCTCAAACAGAAGGTATGATTGAAGGTATAGGAGGAGGAATGGATGATTTAGTTATGGGAAAAATTGGTAATCAATCACCTGTAGCTGTTTCGCCCGGAGAATACATTATACCTGCCGATGTAGTTTCAATGTTAGGAGATGGCAGTAGTGACAATGGTTCCGACAAGCTTGATAATATGTTAGATAAAGTTAGGGTAAATAAAACTGGAACAAAAAAACAAGCACAACCTATTAACGATAAAAAAATGATGGCAATTTAATGGATATGTTAAGCACAAGTACTTTAGATGAATCAGACGTTAATTATGTTGATATTAAAGAAGAATATCCTGATTACGTTATTAGTTTAATTCCTGTTAATTATATTTACACAGTTTGGGATGACGCTAAACCTCATTTAGAAAAAGCAGTAAAACGCTCTGGTGGAAGATGGACAGTAGATTATGTGCATGAAGCATTATTAAAAGAAGAACAACAATTGTGGGTAACTTTAGATAAAAATAACAAATTATTAGGAGTTGCTACAACACAATTTATAAGGTATCCCGCTAGTTTAATGTGTGCTATTCAGTACATTGGCGGTGATGAGTTTAAACACTGGGCTTGGTTGCTCTGCAAAAAACTGGAAGCTTGGGCTAAAGACTCAGGTTGTGACGGTATTGAAGGAACAGCTAGGTTTGGATTCTGGAAATGGTTAAGTAGGTCTAATTGGAAGAAAGCTTATACAATATTTGAAAAGAGGTTTGACAATGAGTAAAGGTGGCGGTGGAGGCGGTGTTAACGAAACAACATCAACAGTAACACAATCTAATCTTCCTGAGTATGCACAGCCATACATAGAGAGATTAATGCAACGAGCAGAGACAGAATCTCTTGCTCCTTATACAACTTACGAAGGGCAAAGACTTTCTACGTTTACTCCTGAACAAGAGTTAGCGATGACAGGTAAAACTGGTTTAGCTGTAGCAGGAGACCCTGCTCAATTTGGAATGGCATCAAATGTAACGGGAAACTTAGCACAAAATCAAATACAACGTCCAGATGGAACATTTGCAACAGCAATTGGTTCTGGACAAAATATGGCTGCACAAAGATTTAATCAAATGACTAGTCTTGATGAAAGCGGTGCTCCTGTATATGGAAATATAAATTCTTACATGAGTCCTTATCAACAACAAGTTATTGATAGAGCAAAATTTGCAGCCAGAGAACAATCCGGTATATCTTCTAATCTTATATCAGGAGATGCTGCTGCTTCTGGAGGTTTAGGTGGTTATCGTGAAGCTATAATGCAATCAGAAAATCAAAAAGCATTAGGAAACCAAATAGCTGACATACAAGCTACTGGATCAGCAGCAAATTATGATCAGGCTCAAGCTGCTTTTAATGCAGACAGAGCAGCAAGATTAGGCGGTATTGGAATAGATCAACAAACAAGACAAGGACAGCTATCAGCAGCCAATCAATTAGGTAATTTAGGATTTGCTGGACAAGCTGCTGAAATACAAAGATTAGATCAATTAGGACAAGCTGGTACTGCTAGACAAGCCATGCAACAACAACTTTATGATACTGGTTATCAAGAGTTCCAAGATCAATTGGCTTATCCAAGACAAAACATTGCGTTCTATCAACAAGCATTGCGTGGAATGCCTATACAACCGGGTCAACAAGTATCTACTTATGCACCTACTCCATCTGCAGCATCATCAATGTTAGGAATGGGTCTTGGCGGTTTAGGTCTCTATCAAGCAATGGGAGGAATGGGAGGTTAAGTATTGAACGTTCAATACTTAAATAGGACATAACATGAACATACTACAAATAGAAGACGACATAAAATCATTACCAGATAAAAGTTTAATGGATGCTATGCAAACAGGAAGCTTTCCACAATACTTAGTATTGTCTGAATTAAAACGCAGAAAAGAAATGAGAGATGATTACAAAGGTCAAATGGCTTCTCAAGATCAAGGCACAGTAGCAGATGAAATTATGTCTCAAGCAAGCATGGGAATAAACAATCAAGGAATTGGTAGTATGGCTCCTATGAGTATGCAAAACATGCAAGGAATGCCACAGAATACACCTCAAATGCCTGTAGGCAATCAAGGTATAGGACAAATGATGCCTAGCAATATGCAAGG